CATGCTCTAGAAAAACCACTGTATTCTGAATACTTTGGGATTGCAGGAAGAGTAGACTGTATTGCAGAGTATAATGGCGAGTTAGCCATAATAGACTTCAAGACATCTAAGAAAATCAAACCTGAGAAATGGTTGGAGAACTATTTCGTGCAAGAAACGGCATACGCCTGTATGTACTATGAAATGACGGGCATTGCTGTGGATAAGATCGTGACTTTAATGGTCGCTGATAATGGAGATGTTAAAGTTTATGAAAAACGCAACAAAGGTGAGTATATTAAACTTCTTACCAAGTATATCAAAGAATTCGTCACCCACAAACTTAGTGAGTATGGAGAAAGAGGTTAACGAACTATTACAAGAGAAATTTCTCTGTCAGAACAAGTTTACAAGTGACATTGAACAGCTTGTGCTTAAATCCGATCTCAATTATATTGAGGCGATTATTAGCTATTGCGAAGAAAAAAATATTGAATTTGAGTCTGTAGGGAAATTAATTTCCAAACCTCTCAAAGACAAGTTAAAAGCAGAAGCTACAGAATTAAACTACCTTAAGAGAACTTCTAGATCTAAACTACCGATATGATTTTTTGGATTGGTTTCACTCTCATGTTTTTTAATGAGGGTTTCGTTATGATGAGGCACGTATCACCGTGGTTCGCAAAAAAACGAGATGGGTTTATTGAAAGATTTGGCGACAATATCTGGTATAGACTTCATGGTACTATAGATTGGTTATGGATATCATTCGTAACTTGTGGTCTAATTGTAAACTCTAATAGGATATTCCATATAATAATATTAGCTATTTTTTGGGGTCTTTCTTTCGGAATATTCTACCTTCCAAGATGGATAAAAAGACGCTAAACCCTTATAAATACTAGTACATTAGAGGTCTCACATGAGTGGATTTTTTAAGTCTCCTGTAGTTCGTGCTGCTATGGCAGAGATACAGGAGTTGCAAGAAAATATTATGAGTGGAATTGTTTCCTCTGGATTCAAAGAATCTCCTACCAGTGAAGCTGGAAGGAGACATCTTAGTAATATGAGAAAACTTCTCGATAAACAGAGGAACTTTATGTTCCGTCTGAAATTAGAGAAGGATGACCCTGATGCTGTTGAGATGAGAAAGCAGATTATAGAGTCTGCGAAATTCTTAGGACTTCAACCTGGCCAAGATATCAATTCATTTTTTGATACTATGAGTCAGACGTTGGATAAGTTAGAAAGTAACTTGCCTAAGGACTAATGATTCGGTATAATACAACCAATCCTAACAATACAAAAATACGGAGAATACTAAATGTCATTTGCTGCATTAAAGAAACAATCTAAAGCAGGGTCTCTCACAGAGAGATTGATGAAGAAAGTTGAGAAACTCAACGAAAAAGGTGGTAAGAATGTTGATGAACGTCTATGGAAACCAGCTGTAGATAAAGCAGGTAACGGATACGCAGTTATTCGATTCCTTCCTGCACATGCTAATTGTGAACTTCCTTGGTCACAAGTTTGGAGTCATGCCTTTCAGGGGCCTGGCGGTTGGTACATTGAGAACTCTTTAACTACACTTGGTAAAGATGATCCTGTTGGCGAACTTAACAGGAGTTTGTGGAATAGTGGTAGAGAGTCTGATAAAGATATTGCACGTAAGCAGAAGCGTAAGCTTTCTTACTATGCAAACGTTTATGTTGTGAAGGATTCAAGTAATCCTGAGAATGAAGGAGGAGTATTCCTTTATAAGTTCGGTAAGAAGATCTTTGATAAGATCACTGCTTCTATGCAACCAGAGTTTGAGGATGAAGAACCAATCAATCCATTTGATTTTTGGAAGGGTGCTAATTTCAAGTTGAAGATTAAGCAGGTTGCAGGATTCTGGAACTATGATAGTTCAGAATTTGGTAAAGTTGAAGCACTTTTAGATGATGATGAGAAGTTAGAGGAGATCTACAACAAGATCTACGACCTCAGTGAGTTCACTGCTGATGACCAGTTCAAGTCATATGATGCTCTTAAGAGTCGTCTTGACACAGTTCTTGGTACTAAACTACCAACTGGTTCACTACGTTATCAGGATCCAGAAGTCGCTGATGAGGACAATCATCGTGAAGTACAGGCACCAGTAGATGAAGAGTTGAGTAAACTCACTGCTGCAGCCAAAGAGGAAACTACGGAAGAGGAAGATGATGCATTGAGTTATTTCCAACAACTTGCAGAGTCATAGACTACTGTTAATTCCTAAAACAAAAGGGGTCTTACGACCCCTTTTTTTATTGCCCACTTAGTCTTGGGTTATATGCAGACTTAGATCTTCTAGAAATATAATCAGTAGATTTTTTATATTTCATTATTCTAGTCATATCACTTACAACGATATCTAAGAAGTCATCTTTAAGTATTCTGATTCTTCTTTTGGAATCGTTTAATTCTTGTTCATACTGATAGTTAGTAATTGGGAATACATTACCATGAGTAATTACATTACCATTACTATCTTTAACTGTACCTGCAGCATCTACTGTGGACATTTCATTTAGTTGAATTGTTCCACTTAGGGAAACTTCTGTTTGCCTATTCTTATTTCTTTCTAGATAACTGCAATCAAAGTTAGAGTCTACTACTAGACCTTCTGGTACTACTACTCTATTAAAGTCATCTACAAATAATTCAGTAAGATAGTGGTGAACTTCTTCTAATTTTTCTTCACTGCCATATTTGGCTAATACGAATTTTCTAAAGTCAACATCAGTAAGAGGCCATTCATCTCTTACTTTAGTAATATTATTTGTAATCAGAATAATCCAATCAAAACGAGGGTCTCCATATACTCTTTCTGCTGTTTCTTCTGGCCTTTCATCACCCAAGATCATATAATCTTCAAAGTAAGTGACAACACTCATCATGTCATCACGAATTTTGGGTCTTCGGAAGATATTTTTTACAGGAATATATTCATCGTTAGCTGACCTATCGGTCATTCTAGAGACGTATTCTAAATCTGGGAAGTATGAGAAATAACCTTGCATTTTAGTAACCTACGTCTGATGATTTTTTATCAAATTGTTTGATCAATGCGATAGGCATTAGATCTCCTACATCATTTGGATTTTGTGGGTTATGTTGTCTATTTCTAGCAATATCTTCACTATAATCTGTGTTGTAGATTGGTTCTAGTTCTTGGAATCTTAATGATAATGAAACAGAGATGGGCATACCTCCATCATATGACATCCATTTTCCTTCAGGCGTATAGTTAACAGTAACATTAGTTAATGCACATGGTTTGAATTTGTTTACACCAAGGATATTTTTATTCCCTTCTGTTACATAACGTATTCTGAATATGTTTGGTGTTCCTAGGAAGAATGAAGGGGCACCTGCTCTACCTGATTCAGCACCACGAATACCTAGTGAATTGATTCTTTTTAGTTTTCTAGGAGCAGACCATTGTTTAAATGCACGAAGAATCATTCTTACATTGTGGGCTTCCAATTCATTTCTTGGAGTCATGCTGTACTGGAAATCGAATGATCTGAGTGATACGCCAGTGAATAGAAGTTCTGTATTTGAGTTATGAACAACACCTACACTTCTTTTTAGGATATCTTCTGGACTAACTTGGGTTCCCATCTTCTCTGCCAACTGACTTATATGGTTTGCCATCATGTCAGTTCTACCACTTTGTTGTGATACTCTATCAAATTGTTGACTGAGTTTTCTCATAGTTCCACCCCACCCAAAGAAATCACCAGTAAACATACTAGTCCATGCTCTTTTAGATGATCCTTGGATTGCACCCATAGCCTGAGTGTTCATATTTTCCTCAGCCCATTCTCTTCCATTATTTTCCAACATATTGTTGGGCATAGGTAGTGCTATACCTGCACCTAATTTCTTTTTGAATGGTGTACCTCTTGTAACGCCTTGTCCAGATTCTCTAGCAGGCCCACCACCAAGAGCTCCTGCATATGGGGGTTGATAACTATAACATTGGAAGAATGTATGATCCATACTAGTGGACATATCCATAGGATATTTCACAATTTTCTTGAACATTATGTCATCAGAATTCTGCATATGTCTGGACATATTTTCCATCTGTTCTTGGCCGCCACTACCAGTTCCGCTAGGAGTTATCATATTATATTTCTGCCTTTCAATCGCCAACAATCCTTGAGCAGATTTACTAAATCCAGATTTTATTGCGTTCCACCACATATTTCTTTCTTGATTATTATTGTTCTGCGCTACTTCTCCATCAAGAACTTGGTTTGATTTCCAACTACCAAAGTCATTATAAGTTGTTTCTATTGAATCTGTTTCGTTGATTTCATTTGTATAAGTAGGTACTACTTGTCCTGTAGTTTTGGCGTGTCTTTTTACTCCATTTTTTATTTGTATGTCGTGAGTTTTTTGTTTCTTTTCACTTAAATGTTCTGGGTTAGGTGCTCCGTTAATAGTTTCAGGAGTTATTTCACTCTGATCCCATTTTCCATTTTTGTATATTGGATTTCTATTCGGTAGTTCTTGCCCTGTAGGATCAACGGGTCTGACTGTTGTATCTCCTCCAGCCTTATGGAATACTTTATATTTTTCTATTTGTCCGTTTTCTTTTCCTTGTCTTATTTCATCGCCAATAAAAACCTCATCTCCACTCTGAGACTCTACCTGTAACGCCTGTAGATAACCTTCTTTGAACGTCATACGGTTGCCCGTAATGTTGACGTTATATTGTTGTTCGATAGTTTGGTTGGTTGCCATTATTGACGCCAGTTAAATGCTCTGTGTTTAGGGTACTTTCGTCCAGTTTTATGGATAAATTTTTCAGTGGGTAAAAGGGATATTGCACCCCAATCTTGATCATCGGGTACTCTATACATATTACCTATACCCGAATAGTGATACTTATGTAAACTATTTTTAGGCACAGTCGTACCTTTATTTAGTAAGCCATTTGCAACAGAATCTCTATAATCGGGATTTATATAATGTAAGTTACATCCTAACCACCCATCAGCATCCATTCTTAGTACAACTGCTAATGGTTGAACATCCCAAAATTCATATTTGTCTGGGTGTGTTACACCATATGAAAAGAAGTACATACCATACATTTCAAATCCTTGTGTATCACTTAGACTTGTATTCTGTTCTTGTAATCCTGATAAAGCATTTTCCAATTCAGAGACGTACCAATCTCCACTTCGGAATTTCTTACCTGCTGCTTTTTTGATGTCTTCTGCAATCATGCGATTCCTAGTTCTTTTTCGGTCATGATTCTAAATTCATATTTTCTATCAGCACAGTAGGACTCTGCTGCTTTCCACTTCGCTTGATTGACAACGTATGTTTGCACTTCATATGCCCATGATTTAGTTCTCTTTTTGGGGTTTTTCTTGGGCATCTTAAGTTGTTTTGCTGGTTTAACTTCAATTACTACGTTTCTTGTCTTCCCCAGTGCATCTCTATATTTAATAAAAAAGTCTGGGAAGTATCTGTGTATCTTATTATCTAAGGGACTTTTATATGGTATCCAGAATTCTTCAGACTGCCATTGACTTATATTTTCTGTCAGATCACAATATTCCATGAACTTTTTCTCCCAAAGTGATCTATAAATGATCTGTGTTGGGTCACCTTTGTACTTTTTAGGTCGTTTTGGTCTAAATTTCCCTTTATAAGCCATAAAAACTCATATACATAGTATGTTAAGTCATAGTTTTATTTAGATGGCAGGGCATCAATCACGTTATTTTAAACCAAGTGATTTAGTGGCCAGAACCACAAGTTCTGATCTGGAGCCTGGGTTTGAGAACATATTGGAAGATAATTTTGTAGATCAACCCGATAAATTCGTCTCTTTATTTTATAATAAGGATTCTTACAGGGAACTACAGAGTTTCCAAGAAGCTTTGGGTGCTCCTTCGTTATCTAACTTCTTTAAGTTAACAATGGATATTGGTGCTGAACCACCAGAACCTATACGACAGTTTCCTGGCGATTCATCATCAGGAGAATCACTTAGTTCTTCAGATAGAAAAGCACAAGGTTTGAATCAATGGTTGACTAGTGCTGGAGTGTTGGGCCCAAATGATTCTAAACAAAGGTATGAATTGTTATGTAATCAGGCTATGTTGCCTGGAACATCCATGAATGTTTCTCAGGAAATAGGTAGTAGACAGGGAATTGTAGAAAGATTTGCAACACAGAGACAGTATACAGATATATCTATAGGTTTCTATGTATCTTCTGATTATAAGATTCTGAGACTATTTCAAGAGTGGATGAATTTTATGAATCCATTATATGTTAGTCAACAGGGAGTAACTCCTCCAATGGCATTCCCTGGCGGTTATCCAAGTAATGATGAAGGTTATGCATATCACAGGTTTAGATATCCTAGTCAATATAAAAAGAATCTTGCAATTACTAAGTTTGAAAAGAATTTAGGAACTGGTGGTGATAAGGGTGGTAGATATAATATTTCTGCTGTAGGAAGAAAGGGAGAATCTTATACACCTGATGCTATTACTTATGTTTTTGTAAATGCATTTCCTATATCCATACAGGATATTCCTTTAAATTATCAGGCTGGACAAATTTTGGAATGTCAAGTAGAATTTACCTACGATAGGTATTATATTGTTAATCATATTGGCGATGCTGCTAAACCTCCAAATAATCAGGGAGGACAGATAACTAATGGTTCAGATAGACAAGGATTACCTAATATGCAAGGAAATAAATCCAGTGGAAGATTTTTACAAAGGTTAAACGCCTCGTAAACCGCTCTAAATAATAACGATTAATTACTAAATCATGCCTTTACCAAAAATCCATACGGCTGAGTATGAGTTGAAATTACCTTCAAATGGAAAAACTATAAAGTATAGACCATTTCTGGTAAAAGAAGAAAAGATTCTTATACTTGCACTAGAGACCGAAGATCAAAAACAAATAACCAACGCTGTTAAACAAGTTCTAAAGAACTGTGTTATCACTAAGGGTATTAAGGTTGAAACTCTACCAAGTTTTGATATAGAATATCTCTTTTTGAATATTCGTGGCAAATCTGTGGGTGAAACAATTGATCTTGTTGTTACATGTGGTGATGATGGCGAAACAGAAGTTGCTGTTGCTGTTGCGATTGATGATATACAAGTAACAAAGAGTAAGGATCACAGTCCAGATGTACAATTAGATGATGATTATAGTGTGAGGATGAAGTATCCTTCAATGAGTCAATTTATAGAGACCAACTTTAATCAAGAAGGTGAGGATGCAGTTGATCAGTCATTTGAAATCATTGCTTCATGTATTGACAGTGTTTACAATGAGTCTGATGTCTTTGCAGCTTCTGAGTGTACTAAGAAAGAATTGAAAGAATGGGTAGAGTCTCTTACTTCTGCACAGTTCCAAAAGATTGAACAGTTCTTTGAAACTATGCCTAAGTTGACTCATAGTCTTGAGGTCACTAATCCCAATACTAAGAAAAAGAATACTGTTGTATTGGAGGGGCTAACAGATTTTTTCGGTTAAGTATGTCTCATATTGATCTTGAGACATACTTCAGAATTAATTTTGCTCTCATGCAGTACCATAAATATTCATTATGGGATGTAGAAAATATGCCTCCGTGGGAACGAGACATCTATGTTGGACTCCTTAGATTGCATATCGAGGAAGAAAACCTAAAACAAAAGCAACGAGAAGCACAGCTTAATGGCTAAATTTTCATCTAAAATGTTTAAAGCACCCAAAGTTGGGAAGGGTGTGTCTAGCGTTAAGAAGAAGACTAGCCTTCTTGGCAAGAAAGGGACTAGGAAGAGCATATATGGTGGTGTAGGTGGAGCCCCAAAGGGTTCGATAAAAGGTAAGAATATATTAAAGGGAACTGGTAAGAAGATAGGGCCTATCAGACCAGATCTTAAACAGGGTGGTATAAGGAAGATTAATAAACTGGTAGAGACTAGAGTTCAGAACCTTGTTCCAAAACTATCAGAAAAGATTGAAGCTAAAGTAGATTCCTTTGATCCTAACAAGTTCATGGGTAAGATCTTTGATGGTGGATTAGATTCATTGAGAGGATTTGGTCAAAGTCTTGATGGAATGAAGGGAGGTATGCAGAAGACAGTGGACTTCCTTAAGGAGGCGACTGAAGTTGCAAGTACGTTTATATCAAAATTAGCAAAGGCAAAGCAGAATAAAGGTGGTGGTGGTGGATTAATAGGTGGATTATTAAAAGGTGTTGCTCTTGCTGGAGTTGCTGCTCTTGCTGCACCTACGATAGCCAAGGTAGCCTTATTTGGCGGAATGGCAACTGCTGGAACGACATTATGGAAGAAGGGTATTGATTTTATTAAGGGTAGATTTAAGAAGAAGAAAAAAGAGAAGAAGAAAACGGAAACTAAAGCTAAGAAACAAAGAAAGAATCTCTTTAGAGGTGTATTGGAGAAGTTCCATAGTACCTTGGATTTCTTGAACCCTTTAAAAAGATCAATGAAAGGGAAGGGGGAGCCTGAGAGGGAAGATAAATCAATGTATTTTCATAAACGCACCACCGATGGCAAGCCTTTTGGTCAAAGAACAGATCAAATATCTGTTTATGATACTGCTAAATCTGATCAAATCTTTACTCTAAAGATTGACTCTAAGGGAGGAAAGGTTCTTAATGGGAATGAACTTCAACAACAAATATTAGCCAAGCAGGGAGAAATAAGTGAAAAAAAATTCAATAATAAATGGATGAAAGATGAGGGGTGGGACAATGAAGGTAATAGATATGATGATGAAATTGCACAAAACGAAAAAGATATTGCGAGACTAAAGGAGGAAATTAAAGAACTGGTGATGACAGAGGGATCTGGTGCTACCAGTCAAAAAAGAGTTAAGACAGGTGATGAAACTCCTAGTGTTGAAGGTATGGTTCAGAAGGGTGAACAAGGAGAAAAAGGTGTAGAAGGTAAGAAAGGCGGATTAGGTGGTTTCATACAGAACACTACTAAGAGTGTTAAGAATATTGCTGGAAAGATTGTTAAGTCTACTCCACAGTATAAGTTGTTTAATATTGTCAAAGAAAATAAGGAAAATATTAAGAAAATATCTAAAGGAGTTCCTGTATTGGGGTCAGTTGGTGCTCCTAAGAAGAAGGGTGGTGGTCTATGGGGTGCAGTTAAAGGTGCAGCTGGATGGCTTGGTGGTGGAATAAAAGGTATGGTTGATTCTGCTCTTGGATTGAGAAAGGATAATGCTAAAGCAATTGCTCAACCAGCTAAGAAAGGAGTAGTTGATGGTGGAGAAGGTGGTATAGTTCCAATAAAAATAGGTAAACGTAAGGATTCTAAGGGAGGTACTGATTCAGTACAACAGGTGAAATCGGCTCCAGCAAACAAAGTTCCTTCTTTGTTGTCAATGGATAGGAGGAATCTTCATACTCCTTATGCTAAGTCTACTTTTAATATAGTTGATGCATTATAATGAAGACTTCTATATCAACATTAAAAGTTAATCAGAAAGCTCAGAAGGCTGTTGATACCGCTGAAAGTAGTATCAATAGATTTAAAAACTTTTTGAATAGTCGTAAAGTAGGAAAGGACATTCCTCAGAATTCTGAAATACAGAGAGCAAAGAATTTTATAACTAAGTTTCAACCTGTTACTAAGGGTGGTGGTCTTATGGGCAATCTCCTGAAAGGTGCTGGTGCTTTAGTATTACTTCCTATGTTACTTGCTAAGGGAGCAGTGGCTGGGCCAATGGATGTGACTTCACATATTATGGGTGCGTATGGTGGTGATAAGGATGCAGTTCAGAAAGATGTACTAAAGGCACAACAAACAAAGGATAAGGCTAAAGAGGATTTCGATAAAACTACTGATACTGGTCAGGAGATTAGTAAGAGTACCGTAGAAAATGTTAAGAATATAGACAAAGATAAGAAACAAGGTCAGTTAAAACCAGAAGAGACACCTTCAGATGTTGAAGAGTCTCAGGAGGCATTATCACAGGAAACTCCTGAGAAGATAGAGGCCATGTCTGGAACCAGTGATGTTGGTGAACTTGATGTAACTGTTAAAGATACTAATAAGTTTGCTGAATTAGTTTCTAGATTTGAGACTTTGGCTAAGGCAGGATCCTTCATGGAGGGTAAACCAGAGGTAGTTGGTGGTGGGCCTGGACAGAAATTACAACGAATGGGTACTGGATTGCTAGATGCACTCACATTCAATGCATTTGATTTTGATAAGAAGAATAAAAAGAGGAAAGAGGGCAATAGAGATCAGGAGATTACTGAGGTTCCTATAAAGATAACCAAGGCAGAACCTCAAGAAGATATGATGGGTAAGAAGAAACCTGTTACTACAGGAGCTATGGATACTGAGAGTGAGGACTTTGCTGCTTTAACTGCGATTTCTGCTTTAGAGGGTGGAGATGATCAATCTAGAGCAGATGTTGCACAGTCAATCTATAATAGACAGGCTGATGGTACATATGGTTCAACTATTAAGGAAGTAGTTACTGCTGATGGTCAGTATCAACCTGCATATAAAGATCCTACTGTTTCACAGGGGCCTGGTACTAAGACATCTGAGGAATTTAAGAATATTAAAGATAAGAAGACTGCTGTGAAAGCAATGATGTCTTATTATGAAAGGAGAGGACAAGATGTAACTGAGAAACAAATGGAGGATTTATATGATAGGACTGCTGCAGCATTACAGAATCCAGAACTGCAAGAGTCAGCAGCAAAACATGTTGGCGGTAGAACAGAGTTTCTTGGTGGTGAAGTAGAAGGTGATGATGTAGTTGATAGAGGTGGTATAGAAGATAATGCTTTCTTCCAAGAGTATGGATCTGGACAACAAATGGAAAGAGGTGCAGTTGAAAATCCATTATTGAAGAGTGATGCATCTCAGGTTGAAGGAAGGTCTATAGATAAGACAGCACCAGAGCAATATCCAGAATATGATGTTGCACAAGGAGCTGGTGGCGGAGGACAGACTGTTCTTGCACTTCCACCAGAGGGTGCTCCATCACCAAGCCCAATGCAAAGTATGCCTCAGGTAGCACAACAACAATCACCAGAATTTATCCCTATAGGTGAGGATTCAGGAACCACTTTAGCTATGCTGCAAATACAAGGATTAGGAGCCTCATAATGTCAAGTCTTTCTAAGGTAGATTTTAAAGATATTACTGTAACTCCTGATCAGGCAGTTAAGTATGGATCTGGAGAACAATCTGATACTTCAAAATCTGGATTAACTGCTGAGAATATAACCAGTAAGGTAGTTCAGGTAGATTATTATGAGGATATATTATCTCCTGCAGTTACTTGTTATTTGAAGTGTTCTGATACTACAAATATGCTTAGTAGGATACCTCTCAGAGGATATGAGAGGGTTGATATGACTCTTGGAACTAATAATGGTGATATAAAATTTACTACTGATGACGGTCAGAATAATCCTTTGTATGTTACTGGTATTGAAGAGGTTAGTAAGAACGAGAACCAAGAGATTTTTACTCTATGTTGTAGTTCATTGCAGAACTTAATGAATGAGACTGTCAGATGTCAGCAAAGATATAAGAAGGCAGAGATTAGTACGCATATAGAAACTCTTCTTAAAGATGTATTGAAAGTGCCACCAGAAAGGATGATGGTGGAGAAGAGTATCACACAGTATGAGTTTATTGGTAATACTAGAAAACCATTTTATCTCTGTACTTGGTTATGTCCTAAGGCTCAACCAGCAACTACTGGTCAGGCTGGAGGTACTTCTGGATTTTTATTCTATGAAGATTTTGATGGATTTAAGTTTAGATCAGTAGATGGTATAATAGCTTCAACTGAGAATGTTGATCCTAAGTTACTTGTATCTGCTGGTGGTGATGCACCACCAGAAATAGAGACATATACTTTCTCAACTTCGACTGATCCTGGCGAGGAATCAGATAACGATCATAAGATTATCCATCATTATATGGATAAGACAACAAATCTACAAAAGAATCTTAGAATTGGTTTATACTCTAACTTGACATATTTCTTTAACCCTATAGACTGGAGTACGAATGTAATCCATCATAAACTAAAAGAAGAGTTGGATAGAGAAGGTATGAAGACTGCTGCAGGTGAAGTACCCATCCCTGCAGGAGATATTACTGAATATGCTTCTAGACTTTTAGTTAGAGTAGGTGATAGGGGTATGTTAGGGCCTTCATTAAAAGAAACTAATGATGATGGTGAAACAGAAGGTTCTGGTAGACAGGATGAGGACATGGCTAGAGCATTCTCTAGGTACACATTACTATTCACACAGTCACTAAATATAACTGTACCATGTAATATTAGACTACGTGCTGGTGGCATCGTCAATGTAGTGGTTCCCGTTTCTGGGCCAACTGCTAATGAAGGTGGTACTGATACAGCTGATAGAAAAGAAGTTGATCAACAACTCAGTGGATTTTATATCATCCGTAGTCTACGTCATCATTTTGAATTATCTGAAGGTAAAAATGTTACCGCCTTAAATCTTATACGAGATTCATTTGGACTAAACTGATTTAAAACATTTGGAGACAATTTATGGAAAGTATAGAAGCCCACATTGCCAAGGATAAAGAGATCCTTGACAATCCACAAACAAATCCTCAAACTCGGAGACATATTGAGGAAGAGTTACACGATTTAATTGAATACGAAGAACATCATCATGACGAGATTGTTGCAGGAGATCATCACGATCCCAATTGCATCGAACTTTTTTGCGACCAGCATCCAGACGAGCCAGAGTGCTTAATTTATGACGATTAATGAATAATGTTAGACAGTGCCCTATTAAAGACCAATTTTATTGGCCGAGACGGCTTCATATGGTGGATAGGCAGAGTTGCACCACCTGAAGTTTGGCGTGACGAGGCGACGGACACTGACGCTGGATGGGCATTTAGATGTAGAGTTAGAATTATAGGATATCATCCATTTGATGATAGTATATTAGCAGACGAAGATTTGCCTTGGTCACATGTTTTGGTTGATGCTACCTCTGGTAGTGGACAGGCATGTTTAGGTGAAAGTTCTAGAATGGTAGGAGGAGAAACAGTCTTCGGTTTCTTCTTGGATGGTGAAGAAGCACAACAGCCAGTCATCTTTGGTGCATTGGCTAGGAATGTAAATCCATTGGGGCCTAAAAACTCTGATGGATTTTTAATTCAACAAGGGCCTACGAACTTTAATGACAGAGATAAAACTCAGAGAGAAAACGCTTTTGGTGTTACTTCGGGAAGAGATGCAGGTGTAGATGGACTTACAACTCAACCATTATCAGAAGATAAACCAGCAGCAACACCATCACAAAACGCTATAAACAAGGCTGGTGAAGAAAGGAAGTTAGGAAAATCTGGTGGTGGTGAGGATGAGGGAGAAAGAGCAGGAGGAAGAGAAGGTATTAGTAAAGCCAGAGCAGCAGATGTTGCCTTTGCAAATATAAGTCTAGGCCCTCACACAAGAAATAATGCATGTGAGAATGATGCCCTTAGTGATATCACACATGTTATAGGAAGTTTCCTCAAGACAGTAAATTCTCTTACAGAATATGCTGGTGTCTATATTGACACTGCAAGGAATATGATAAAGGATATTAATAAGATAATTGGTAAGGCTGGTCGTTTGATTACTGGACTTGTCAAACAGATTATTAATACACTTAGAGATAAGATATTAGGTTTACTTGGAAAGAGATTCAGAGATTTTATTGGGTTAATAGTTCCAGAACCACAAAAATCTCCAGTAGTAAATGCTTTCAAGAGGATAATGGATATTATCTTCTGTATCTTTGATAAACTTGGTATTGATCTTGGTAAGAATATCAGGGATATGTTGAAGGATATGGTAGGTAAGTCATTAAACAATACTGCTTGCGCTGTGGAACAGGCAGTTGGTGCATTGATGGCAGATGTTAATGATAAAATTAGTGAAGGTTTAAGACCAATTACAATGGGATTGGATTGGTTGACTGGTGCTATAGGTGGTATTGGTAGTCTACTGGGTAAAGTATCATCATATATTGATATGTTACTTTCATTCTTGGCTTGTGATAATCTACAATGTAAGGAATATGAAGATTGGTCACAAGGATTAGGACTGACTCAGAAACCTCAAGTTAGTTTTGCAGGCATGTTGGGTAACATGGAGACAATTCGTAACTTAGATCAGGCTGCAAATTTAGGTATTAAGGATAGGTTCTCACTCTTAAGTTTACTGGGTGCTGGAGTTCCTGAATTATTTGATTGTAATGAGAAGACAAATAATCCTAAGAATCAGGATGATTTGGGAGATGCTATTCCGCCAGGATTTATATGGACAGATTGTATCCCTCCTAAAATAGAGGTTCATGGAGATGGTACTAAGACTGCTGTTCTTCTTCCTATAGTATCATCTGTTAATGGTAGTATATTAACATTAGAGATATTGGATAAAGGATTTGGATATACAGAACCACCATTTATTGCTATTATCGATAAGACTCGTCATGGTGGTGGAGCCAAAGCACAAGCAATATTAGATGATAATGGTTCTATTGTTGATGTGTATATGATTACCAATGGATCTGGATATTGTCAGGCAACTAATGTAGTCCCTCCAAAATTCCCTGTTACTGAAGGGCCTGAAGTTATTGAAGGAACTCAGGATGTTGCTCCATACATTACATTTACAACTCCTGCTGATGATGCAGTTGGAGTTCAAACTGCTGTAAATCTATCAGTTACTTTCAATGAACCAATATTGAGGGGTGCAGGAGATATTACAATAACAGAGTCAATAACTAATGCAATTCATGAGAAGATACCTGTTGGTGACTCTAGAATAACTTTCTTATCTGATAGAATTGTACAAATAGATCCTAGAAATGATCTTAAATTAAATACAGAATATTTTGTCTCGATGACAGAGGGTTCATTTAAAGATCTTGCTAGTAATGCTTTTGCTGGAATTGCTAAGACAGATACTTATAACTTTACAACTAGAGGAGTTTCTGGTATTGGTAGTGAGGCCGTTGGTATTGTGACAACTCTTATTCCATATAGACCTGGCATTGGATATACAGATGGTGATACGGGTCAGGTGGGTGATTGTTCCTTCAATCTATTATTGACTCCTGCTGGTTCTATTGTTGGAGTTCGAGATATTGCTTGTAAAGACAAACATAAGGTGACTCCAAGTGTCAAAATAAATACTAAGACTGGTACTGGGGCTAAATTAATTCCTGTGGTATCATATAGTCCTAATTACGTTGCTGATGTTGGAGAAAAACCAGATAGAAGTAGAGTATTGGTTGTTGATGTGGTCGATTGTGTCGGTAAACCACTTACAGGTAAAGGAGCAACAACCTAATGGCTGAAGATAATAAGTTAGACATACAACAACAAACGACTCAGGAATACTATGGAACGTATCCTGGCTTTAGGATTGCTTCTGGTATAAAGATTCCTGATGGTGATCTTAAGGATGAGTACGTTGACTTTGAGATGATCAGCAACGAACTTCAAGGATTTTCATTCTATAAGAATGGTTTACATAAGTTAGTTGTCAATGGAACCTCTTATGAGACTGTTGGAATTGATGGTAAGGCAGGTGAACCAACGAAAGTAATTTGTGCTTCTGTTGGAGATATTGTTCTAGAAGCGCAAGATGGTGATATAATATTAAAGGCAAGAAATGTAAGACTTGATGCTAAAGAAGAACTTACATTAAAGTCTGCTAAACATATATTACTAGATAGTGCGATCATGAATTTGAAAGCAACTAATATTAATATTCTTGCGAGAAAGAGTTTATCAATGGGTGCTCAGTTTATTGAAGTCAGTGGTGGTGTATCTGTAGAAGAAGGTACTCAGACTGATAAGAAACAGGCAGGATTCCTTGGTAGTTTGATCTCTACCTTTGATAAATTTAAGGATTTCTTATAGATGGCAAAGACCGTTTCAATAATGATGGTCGGTGACAAAGAAGTCATCGGAGCATTAGATACATCATTCCTTGCGCCAGGATCAAAGATATATCCAGGCACTCTTGCGGTTAATGGCCCTGTTTATATGGGGTTAATTCCCAACCAAGGAATACCACAGGCAACTGTGATGATAGGCCCTCCTATTGGTATCCCTGCTTCACCTCCATATTCATTACAGGTTGATGGTATATCAAATTATAGATCTGGTGTTACTAACTTCTATACACTGAATAATTATTATGCCTTATGTACTAAGTATGCACCTACTATTAGGAATTCTACTAGTATAACCAATGGAGTTAATACTAAGAATGCTTTAAACGTTGCGAATGATAATTCTCAGTTTAATGCCAATCTTACCGTTGCAGGTAAAGTAACTATCGGTGGTACACTTAAGGTTGGTGGTACTATTAGTAGTCCAACTATTACTATGTTGAGTGCTAGAATTTCTTCTAAGAAGGGATTCGATATTCCTCATCCTAGTAAAGATAATCATAGACTAAGACATGTTTGTCCAGAAGGCCCTGAGTCTGCTGTTTATATTCGTGGTATATTAAAAGATAAGAATGTTATTGAACTTCCTGATTATTGGAAAGGATTGATAGATCCAGAGAGTATTTCGGTTCAATTGACAGCAATTGGTCATGTACAAGAATTATATGTGGGTGATATCATTGATTGGGGTACAAAGGTAGAAATCAAGTCAGGCACTGGAACTTCAATCAATTGTTATTATGATATATGGGCCAATAGACTTGGAGAACCATTACATGTTGAATACAAGGGCTTGACACCAAGGGACTATCCAGGCGATAATAAGGAGTATAATATTAACGGTTTATGAGGATACATAAAATCTTTCCGTTGATTGTATATCAGGGGGAAGTTGAGTGTCATGAGGAATTTAAGCACCACTTAGATTCTTTGAGAGATTATTGGTTTAATGGATATCAGAATGAGAGCCCAGAGTTCTCTGGTAAAATATTTCTCCATAATGATCCAAAGTATAGTCAATTCTTTAATGAGTTAAGCAGTCATATTGATGAATATTATAAGGTTCTTAATGTAGATTATGAGAAACTGAGTTATCATGTAGTTAAATCATGGACTGGTTATCATAATCATGAGGTGCCAGTATTGAAACCTCATAACCATAATGAAACTAATTTAAGTTTCATATATTATTTTAAAACTGAGGAGGATTCTGATAGGTTATTGCTTATGCAGAATACTAACAGGAATGAATCTGTTGGAGGATTATTTGAAACATCTGATCAGAAGAATTTGATAAAGATGTTTAATGAATTTAATTGTAATTACTATACTATTACTCCAAAGGAAGGAACTGTTGTAATATTCCCTGCTGATACTATACATAGTACCCAAAGGGTTTCTCTTAATCAGGGAGAACGATTAGTTATACCTGGCGATATAAGAGTTACTTTAAAACCAGAGTATGCTGATTACTCACAGGGGTCAACACATCCTGAACAATGGTTAGAATTGTCCAATAAATAACGATGAGGACTTAAGAAACAATGGCAGACCCACAGGCAATCGCCAAGAGACTTAGAGATAGTAAAGAACAGTCTGCAACAGAGGCTGAAGTTCTTAATGAGCAATTGGCCCTTAAGGATGTTATTATTGATGAGTATGATGAGTTAATTAACAAGTTGGATGATAAGATTCCTCCTCTTATTGAACCTATTAACACCAAGATTAAGGCAGTAGAGACTGCATACCGTAACAG